CGCCTTCGCAAAGCGGCCACCCTCCCGATACCGCTCCGGCTTCTTCGCCTCCGGCTTCTCGCCCTTTTCCTTCTCCATAGTCTCGGGCGGGTTGTTGTCGCCCATGCCGCGCTTGACCACTTTCTTGTGGTCCGGCTGCTCCTCGACGTTGGCCCGCTCGAACGCCTTCTGGATGGCCTCACGACGGCTTGGCGGACGTCCCTTGCCGCCCTCCAGATCTCCGACCGGCGCGTCCGGCGCCTGTGGCCCAACCGGCTTGGGTGCGCTGGCCGGGTTCTGGTCAATCACCACCTCGCCGGTGGACGGTGACGGTGCTGACGGTGCTGACGCCGGTGCTGGAGGCGCGATGTTGGTGTCGGACATTTGAAACTCCCTGCCGGTCTGAGCGGCTGTTGATCTAGATCAATTCCCGGTTCGTACTCTGCGGATCGCCTTCCTGATCGTGTCGCGTCGCTTGTCGGCGCGGTAGAAGTCCCGCGCCACCGACTGGCTGATGCCAGCCTTGGCAGCGAACTCGGCGTCATGCGCCGCAATCCGCATGAACTTCTTCTGTCTAGGCGAGGTGCTTGGCACGATGCCCTGCCTTGTAGCGCTCGAGCGCCTTCTTCAGCGTTGCTCGTCTGGCCTCTTTTTCTTTCCGGCTCGCCGTCGCGCGTTCTTTGGGCCTGAACTTCTCAGTTCCGACCTCGATGAGGCCGTGCGCTCTGCCGACGGCGCGGAAGGTGGCCTTTGAAGTGTAAAACCGCCCATCCACTTGCTCAGTCGGCTCCATAGTGTCGCTAATGACATAGGGCACCGCCAGATCACTTCGCGCTGGGGCGATTTGCCTTTTGTCGATGCGCCACTTTCCCGGCGCCACTTCGGTCAGCTTCGCTGTCATTTGTTTCTCGTGAAACAAGCGGCGGCGCCACGAAGGTCACCGGCAGTCCGTAGACCGCGACCTTGGTCACCGCCACGCCATACTTGTTCGCCGCCTCCGTCACCGGCATTCCAAGACCCGGCTTGGTTGCTGTGACATCGACAACAGGCATGCCGCCCGCTGCTACCGTAACGACCGGCATGCCCATGTCTGTCTCCTACTTCTTCGATCGCTTGTCGTCCGGCTTCTGATCGTCCGGCTTCTGATCGTCCGGCACCGCTCCCGATCCCGGCGGCTCGTTGATGCTCACCGGGGTGTTGGTGGTGTCCGGTGTTTTCGGCGCCTCCGTCTTAGGCTCCGGCGTCTTATGCTCTGGCTCCCTTGCCATGTCTCGCTCCTCTGGTTGTCGGCGCAGCGAACGTGAACGGCAGTTCGTTGCTCATTTTGCTGCCGTTCTTGACGCTGACCTGCACGGTGTCTGGCCCATGCCAGACGTCCATGTTGATGCCGGTCGAGAGCGTTCCGTCGGCGTTGAGCGTCGTCGGCTCGTCCTGCCCGGCAAACACGATAACGCTCTGGGCGAACAGGTTGGTGCCGGAGACGAACATCGTGAAGCTGGGTTCGCCCAACACTGCGCCGTCCGGTGACAGCGAAGTGATGGTCGGCTCGGGGATTGCGTCCGGCGGCAAATCGTCAACCGACGGCGGCTCGTTGATGGAGGCAGGGAGGACCATCGTCGTCCGGCCCGGTCCCAACGGCTCGTTGATGCTTTTGATGCTCATGTGAACGCCCAGTTCGTTGCCGCAGTAGAGTAGGAGCCGGTCGTCACAATAACCGGCAAGTTTCCTGCGCTGCTCCTCCTCGGCGCATTCAGCACCTTGAGTTGCGTGGCGCTGTTGAACTGCGTCGTCTGCGGCACGCCGTTGACGCTGACCACAGACTGCGGCGTGAAGCCGGTGCCGTTAACCGTGAGCGGCCCTGAGCCGCCAACTCCTACCTGCGTTGCCGGTACGAGGCCGGTGATGGTGGCGTTCACCGCAGGAGCAGCCGCCGTGGCGTGACTGCCGTTCGGCGTAGCAGTGTAATTGCCCATGACGGTGATCGACTGCCCGCCGGGATCGGTGTCGATCACGACTGAGCCGGTCGCCTCGGCGGCCGGGCCTGAGACCGGCGTGGCGATCGCGGTCGGTGCGACCGGGACGCCAGCGCCGATCTGCGCGAGACCGTCGGCGGACGGCGCGGAGCCGGGGCTGACACAGGAGATGTTGGTCGGCGGCGTAGGATTGGCGACGGTGACGGTAGCTTCACTCTGGGCCATGCTGCCCTCCTCTGGTTACTTCCATCCAAAGCGGTCGAGAACGTACTTGTTGAACGCGGCCAGTTCACCCATCTGGCCGACGTTCTCCTGATAGCGTGATACATCATCGACCCATCGCGGTGTAGCGACTTGCGCGTGCGGAATGCCGGAAGGCGGTATGTACATCTTACGCGCCCAGAACGGCGGATCTTGCGTGCGGTCGAAGTTCTTCACGATGTCTGGAAATACCACTTCCTGCCGCAGCGGAGCGCCAAGGCTGATCGGGTTCTCGCCCATCAGATGTCGCGGAAAATCCGGGTGCGTGCCGCGCTCGACGCCGCCGGTCAGGCGGGTCATCGACAGGCCCGACGAACCTGCCGGAGCATAGAGCAGGTCGGGGTCGGTGATCGCCTTGCGGACGGCGACGACGTCCGGCACGTTTCCGATCTTGCCTTCGCTCTGTTCGACAGCGGTGATGAACGCCTTGCGGTACGGGTCGGGCTGCGACGCGAGATGCTGTTCGAGGACGTCTGACTTGACGCCGGGGAACTCTGGCCGCTTCTCGCCCTTCGGCTGCGGCACCTTGCTGAGCCTGTCCTCGATGGCGCTGTCGAGCGCGGCGACTTCCTTCTTCGACATCCCGGCGTTCGGCAGCATGCGGGCCAGCGCCGACCATGTGTGGTGCGAGAAGTCGCCGGACTGCGCCCCCATCTTCATGTGCGTGCCAATGATCTGGTCGGTGTCGAACTTCTCCTGCAACTGCTTGACGCGGTTGGCATAGGTGGTCGCCATGCTAGCGTCGTTGGCGTAGCCGCCGGTCTCGCGGATGTAGCCGTGACCTCCCCAAGTGTTGAGCGGGTAGGTCAGCGGTATCTTGTCGATACTGGTGATGCTCATCCCGGCGCTGGTCGGGTCGCCAACCAGCGGCGTGATGACGCTGCCTTCCATCTTTTCCGGCCTGATGATGTCTGCCGTCGGGCGCTCGCCAGTCATCTCGATCGGGATGTCCTCCAGCGGGCGGGTCAGCTTGCGGTTGGCGATGCGATGCCACGACAGCGGGTCCGGCTTCGACAGGTCATAGACGCTGGTGGCGGAGATCAGCTTCTTCCACGGCGCAGCCTTTGCCTCAGTTGGGTCGAGCGCGGCGGCTCCGCCATAAATCGCCGCCCGCACCGGCACCGACGCCACACGCAGCGGGCCTGACGCCAGCAGGGCGTAGTCAAGCGGCGTCTGCGGCGCCGCCAGTTCGGCGAGGGCGCCCATCTTGTTGCTCTCGGGATCACGCGCCAATGCATTGCGATAGCGCGACTGCGTCTGATAGGCGGCAGCGTCGGCGGCGTCGATGCTGCTCTGTTGCTCAAGGTTCGAGCCGGTGATCGGCGGCGGCTCGTACGGCCACCTTGCCAGCCGCGTCGGCTCCGGTCGCCACGGTGCCGGGTCGCCGGGTGACGGCAGTGCCTGTTGCGGCCACGGAGCATCGGTTGGCGGTGGCTGCAAACCGCGCTCGTCAAGATAATCGCCAGCCATTTCGGCCAGCCCGCCCATCATTGAGTAGGCGTCACGCGGCATTATTGAGCGGCTCCGTACTGGTCTTGCGTTGCCAGCGCACCGATAGCAGGTGGCATGACAGCCGCAGCGATGCCGTACTTGTTGACGATGTTGATCAGATCAGGGTTCCAGACAGAATAATTGTAAGTCCCTTCACCAGCCGTGCGTGACCCCTGATCGAGGTAGCGAACGCCGGGTATGTCGAATGCGTTAAAAACTTTCGGAGCGGCGTCTGCTTTTTCGATAGCCAAGCGCCGGTAAATGTCCTCACCTGTTGGAGAAGCCAGTTGCCCTCCACGCATGGTGTTGCCTCGCAATCGATCTGTACCCGTCGCGACCAGCTTTTGCACCGCCTCTGGCTGCTGCTCCAGCGGCTTGTCCCACTGCAAAAATTGCTCAGGGTGTGCGCTGATATCAACTTCGTACATACGGCCAGCCGGAGCCAGCTTCGCGCCCCTGCTGTAAGCATCAATGGCGTCAGCAACACCCGACAGCCCTTCGATCTTGCCGGGATAATTCCACGGATCATGCGCGGTTTTCATTTCCTCCTGCGCTTGCCGTACCCGCCCCCGGAAGTCAGCCAGTAATTCGGCTGGGTTTTGCCCAGCCTCAAGGCTCTTGGCTACCCAGCTTGGCATCCGCAGATCGGTCCCGGCGATTGTCCTGTCCTTGAGGTCAGTCAAGCTGTCTCGATAGCTTTTGGCGACTTGCGGATTTTCGGAAAAGTACAAGCCTCGTCCGTAAGACTGAGCGCCTTCCCCCGTACCAAGTTTGCTCAAGTCGAACCTGTCAAAGTCGTGCGGCGAGCCGTGATAGGCGCGGATGAGAGCGTTTGCTATGCGATCACGCCAACTCACGGTATCAGCCCTCCGCCACCTCCGCCCTTCGGCTGCGTCAGCTTGAACTGCTGCTGGGCGCGGCGATCGGCTGCGGCGGCTTGCCGGTCTGCCGCCTTGGCGTTGACCTCCGCCATCTTGGCGCTCGCCAGCCACGTTTTCAGGCGACCCTCGTTCTCCTGCTCGATCATGTGGGCCTGATGCGCCTCGCGGTTCTCCATCCGCTTCTCGTTCTGCACCTGCATCTTGACCTGCTGGTCGCCAGCCTTGGCGTTCAGCTTCATGCGCTCGATGGCTTGCTGGTTGAGCAACTCCATCTTCTTGTGATTGTCGCGCTGCTCCAGTTCGGCCATCTTCAGCTTGTTGGTGGCCTGATCGGCTTCCTTGGCACGCTCGTTCTTCATGGTCTCGACCTGAATGAGCGTCTTGGCGTTGAGCGTCTGCGGATCGTCCGGCTTGGGCTGGTCGCTCTTCGCCTTCATCTGGTTGACGAGATCGTCGATCGCACCGTCAAGCTGGCGTCCGGCGCGGAACGGCGCAGTGGCGAACTTGATGATCTCTCCAGCGAACTCTGCGGTCTTTGGCTCTGCCGCGATCATCGCCGACAGTTGCGTGATCAGTCCTCCCAACACCTGAATGAACTCGGTGCGCTTCTCCTTCTCGGCGTTCTCGTCCGCCATGATGGTGCTGTCGGTCTCGATGTCGAGAACGAAGCACTTCATGCGCTGGTTCTTCACGAACGTCAGCACCTGCTCGATCGTCGGCTTCTCGCGCAGCTTGGCGATCGTGTCCATGCCCTGCTGCTGCATCTGCTGAAACTGCTGCGTCAGTTGCTGCGCCATCTCCGGCTTCTGCTGCGCCATCTGCTGCGCCTGTGGAAGCTGGAGCATCTGCCCGGCCTGTTGCTGCTGGATCTGCATCTGGCGCTGCACCTGCGCCATCTGCGACTGCACCATTGCCTGTGTCGGCAACTGCGTCTGCGACATCTCGATCATGGTGACGGCGTCGAACTTCTCGGTGATGATCTCGGTGGAGATCCGCACAAGGTCACGCGCCAGCCGTACCAGTTCCTGCTGCTTGTCGCGGATGCGGGTCGAGCCGTACTGCGTCTTGAGTTGCTGCGCCCCCAGCGTCTCCTGCGGGTCGGTGGCACCGCGCATGATGTCGGACAACCCCATGATCTGGTAGATGTCCTCGATCACCTGCTTGCGGAGCGCGACCAGCGCCGTGATGGTCTGGGCGATCATGTCGATAGGCAACCAGACGATCACCTCTTTGCTGCCGCCAAATGCAGCCCAGTTGGAGATCGGCACCAACATGCGTCCCGGCGTTTTCGCCTTGATGGCGGCTTGCACCGCATCGCCCAGTTCTGCGCCACCGGCCGGGTAGAAACCCTTCGCCTCCAGCGCATCACTCAGTGCGTGGATGCGGCCGGTGAGCAGATTGAGTTCGTCAAGCTGGTCCTTGTACTGAAGGACGTCAGGCACCGGCACCAGCGAGCCGCGCTGCACCGTGCCGTAAGCCGGTTTTGGGCAGGGGAAGAACCCTTCCAGTTCGAGGTGCGGATCGTCCTCGTCCAGTATCAGTTCGCAGCCCTCGGCCACCCAGACCACGCGGCGCTCAGTCTTGCTCCAGACCTCCCAGAACTTCGCCCGCTCGCGCTTGTCGGCGCCGCCGATTTCTTTGCCATCCTTATCGGCCTTGTACTCGGCTTTCTGGTACTCGTCTTTTGACGTTTTATAGAACCGCTTGCGAGCCTCGCCTCGCGTCAGATAGCTGGCGGCGGCAACCCATGTCACCTCGTTCCAGTTGCGCGAGATCGAGTGCAGGAAGTCACGCCGGTTCTTGAAGTCGATGCAGACACGCTCGCTGTCGTAGTACGCGCCGCTGTCCTTGCCGCTCTCGTAGCGGCACCACGCCACGCCACGATCGATCAGCGCGAGATCGTCGCGGATCAGCTTCATCAACTCATCAATATGCGCTAGGTCGAACGCCACCACCGCGCAGCGCTCCATCAGTTCGCTGGCGGCTTGGTAGACCGGGCGCCGGTCCTTGAATTTCGGCACCACCACCGGCACCGGCGGCTTGGCGTAGATGCTGGGCTTGATCACCTCGCAGTTGGCCCAGAACATCTGGAACTCTTTGTCCCGCGCCATGCCCGACAGCCGCTCGAGGTTGGCATACTGCTTGTCGATCTTGTCGCAGTGGTCGTTCCACTTCTCGAAGGCCTTCTCGCTCTCTGACAGCAGGTTGAGCCACGCCTTAGCCTTCTCAGGCTCGTGCTTGGGATTATATTCTAGGTCGTCGTGCCTGATGTCGTCAGCGGCGGCGCCCTTTGGCTCTTCAGCTTCGGCCATCGTAATCCCCCAGCTTGTGCTTGGTGACCTGACGCGCCACGCGATCGATCTGCTTGGCGCTCTTCGGCACCATGCGCTTGAGTTCGTTGTACTGGAGCGTGGACAGCACCAGCACCGGCAGCAGCAACTCGGTCTGCTCCGGGTTCGCCTCCAGCAGCGCGATCAGCGGATCACCGGCGAGGTGCGGCTGCTGCTTCACGATGGCCTCGGCCAGTGTCATACCAGCTTCTCTTTCAGTTGCGTGACGTTTCCGGGCACGCTGTTCGGCTCCAACACCCTGCGGACGGCGACACAGGCCTCGTTGACGCGCCCCATGTTGACGCCCATCGCCATCGCGATGACATGCTGATCGACGCCCTGCGCGTGATGCAGGTACGCGGCTGTCACCTTCTCCTCGAATGTCAGTGCCGTCTTGATCGCCATCACCGCTCTCCATCAACCCTGCGATACGATCGTGCGCCCAGAGCAAACGCCAGCAGGTGCGGCGTCAATGGGCCTAAAGGGACATGCACCACCAGCCACATCGCGATGCCACGCAGCTTCCTCACAGCCTCATCCCCCTGCGATCGTCAGGCGGCGGTGGGATGGTCCAGCCTTCCTGCTTCGGCACCACCACCTCGCGCCGATCGGCCTGACGCCACGCCAGCGACAGGTAGCGGAACGATGCCGCCGGGTGCGCCGTCCAATCGTGGACGTCGGTCGCCCTGAACGCCTTCTTCTCGTCGTCCCACTCGCGCCGGTATTGCTCCAGCGCGGCGATGCCGGTCTCCTCGGTGCGCGGATGAAACACGCACAGCGGCAACGTGCGCCGCGCCGCCTCGATGCCGTCAGCGAACGTCGCCCACGGCACCAGCATCGGGTGCAGCCCCAGCGCTTGCATGCTTTCGACCCGCGTCTTGCCGGTGCCAAACTCCTTCACCTTGGCGTCGTGCGGCACCCAGTCGGTGCCGTCCTTCCAGCCGTGAATGTCGCGGCGCTTCTCGATCTCACCGGCGAAGTGATCGACACCGGCGCCGCTGGCCGCGTAGTGGTCGAGGATGATCGGCTGCGCTCCCTGCACCTGCCACCACCAGATCGAGGTGTCGTCGCGCACGCCCAAGTCCCACGCTCGATGTACCGGCCGATCGGGGTCGGCCTCGACCGCGATGACGCGGCCTTCGCTGCGAACTTGTGCCATCTCGAACGCGAAGTAGGCGCCCAAGATCGCCGCTTGCCAGTCGCAGAAATACTCCTGCTTGTACTGCGCCGTGCCGACGTCCATGCCGTAGAGCGCCGTGTACTCCTTCAGCGCCGCAGCGAGAGCAGCTTGCGTGAGGGCGCCGGTATCCTCGGCGGTGAGAAGTTCGGCGAACCAGTCGGGCGATTGCTCCGCGTGGCGAAACATGGCGAGCGCATGATTGCGTCCTCGGGGAGTAGTGATGAACGCCGCCCAGCCTTGGTTCTCTTCGACCATTGGCCGGTGGTAGGCCCATGCGCTGGGGTTGGCGAGCGCCCACTCGCTGTAGACAATTCCTGCGACACCGGCGCCGACGGTGGCGTCGTATCGATCACTGCCAATGACCTGCCAAGTGCTTCCGTTGTGGAAGCGGATGAACATTTCGTTGTCGTTGGTGTTGGCTCGCAGCTTCTGTGGGAATGCTTCATCGATGCGCCTCTTGCCGGTGTGAGCGTTGATCGCCGTCCAGATCGCCTTGCGGCCTTGCAAGAACTCGGGAAGGCAGTGCCAGTAGTTTCCGACGCGCTCGAAGGCAGCGACGGCAGTGTGATGCAGACAGACTTCGTCCTTGCCCGCTCGCCGGTGCCACACCGCCATCGCTCGCTTGCCGCCACGCGCGAGATGCCGCCACAACTTCCGCTGATGCGGGCGCGGCGCCCAGCCGTTGAACGGCAAGTCGAGTTCAATCTTTGCCATCGAGCATCTTCCTGATGATGATCTCGATCGGGCCGTCGTCCTCGCCGCTCACGGTCTGGTGCGGCTTGCCCCAGCCGCGCTCCAGAAGAATTTGCGCGGCATGCACGCTCGTGCTGGTCGGCTGATCGGCGCCGGGATTTCGCATCAGCGCAGCTAGCCGCCTGATCGCTTCGTCGGTGTAGGCTCGCGCCAGCGAGCGAATGTCGGCTGGTATTTTCTTTCGAGGCAAATTATTTAACGGGGTCGTACCCGCCCTCCGTT